CGGGCTGGGCCCGAGCCTTCGGAAACCTCCGGGACTCCGGCATCATCGATCGCGCCATAGATCCGCAACTGTGGCAGGACACCACCGCGCAGGCGATGGACCCGGCAGACGCCACCGGCCGCCTGTGCTTCGGCGTGGCCGTGGCCATGGGCGGCGTCGGCACCGCCATAGTCGCGTGCATCGAAACCGGCACCGTGCCGCTCTTGCAGGTCGTGGACGTGCTGCCCGGCACCGGAACCGCGCCCGAACGCCTGCGCGAATTGCAGGAACGCTACCACGCGCCCATCTGCATCGACCTGCGCGGACCCTCCGCCGCATTGGCCGACCGGCTCCGTCTGAGCTTGGACGAGTGGGGCATCCCACGCTACGAGCTCGTGGATATGAAGGCGGCGGACGCGGTGACCGCTCCGCAGGCGTTCATGAGCGCGTTGGACCAGCACGCCGTCAACCACGCGCCGGACTCCGACCTCGACCACGACGCGGGACTGGCGGGCAAGCGCATGAGCGGCGACGCATGGCTCTGGAACCGCGCGGCCGGCGTGAACGCCCCGACCATCGAGGCCGCGACCCTCGCGTTCTGGGGTCTCGCCCACATGCCCGACGACACACCGCCCGCCGTGTACTGATGGCCGCCAATGTCCGATATGGCCGCTCTGGGCCGATTTTTTTGGCACGTCGAAACCACGGGCGGCATCATGTCCGGCATGAGCATACGAGAGATGGTGGCGAACATGTGGGGCGCGGTGAAGCGCAGCGCCAGCCGCGTGTCAAGCGTGGCGACCGCGCCGTTCCGCAGGCCCGTGGGACGTGACCCGTTGAACATGTCGGTCGTGTTCCGTGGCGTGCAGATTCTGCAAACCGCCGTTAGCGGCTTGCCCGTGCGCCAGTTGCGCCGGGGAATGGCCGTGGAGCCCGCGCGGATCGTGGAACGGCCCGACCCCGACACGTGGCGGGCGGACTTCATCAGCGAAACCGTCATGGGCTTGGCGTTGAACGGCAACGCGTTCTGGCTGAGACTCAAGGGCGTGGACGGCTCCACCATCGGACTGCGCAACCTCCCGCCCGCGCTGGTGAGCGTGAGCGACGCGCGCGGCGACATCGCCAACCCAGACAAGCGCTACGGATACATGGGCCGCGAATACACGGCCGCCGACATCATCCATCTCAGATTCTTAAAGGTTCCGGGTCGTCTTCGCGGCATGGGGCCCATCGAGGCGGCACGCGAGGAAATCGAGGGAGCCATCGACGCGCGCGACTACAAGTCCCGCTACTTTTCCGAGGGCACGCACCCGACCGGCATCATCAGCACCCCCAAGCCATTGAGCGACGAGGTGGCCGAGAAGGTCAAGGAAGGGTTCAAGCGCAACGTCGATGACGTGAAGGTGCTCACCGGCGACCTGAAATACACCCAGCTCGCATTGAGCCCGAAGGACATGCAGTTCTTGGAGACGCAGCAGTTCGACACCACGCAGATAGCCCGACTCTTGGGCATCCCCGCGTCGCTCATGCTCGCCGCCGTGGAGGGCTCGAACCTCACCTACTCGAACATCGAGCAGGAATGGATACAGTTCGCCGACTTCACTTTGGAGGCCTACGCGCAGCCCATCGAACTCGCGTTGGGTGAGGTGCTGCCGCGCGGCACCACCGTGGAGCTCGACTGGGACAGCATGCGCCGAAGCGACACGAAGACCAAGGCCGAAACCTACCAGATTCTCATAGCGTGCGGCGTGCTCACCGTTGACGAGGCACGCGGCATGGAGGGACGCCCGCCGCTTCCGGCATCACAGACCCCGGCACCATCGACCGACTTGGAGGCACAGGAATGACACAGCACAGGGAAATCGCCTACCGGGGGCTCCGCCTCCGCAAGGCCACGGAAGGCGACGGGCGCAGCATCGAGGGCGTGGCCGTGCCCTTCGGTGACATCTACAACGACCCGTGGGAGGGCGCGGAGACGTTCGACCGTGACACCGTTTTCGAGAACGCCGACACGGCCAAGCTCTGCTACCAGCACAACGAGCTGATCGGGGCCATCACTTCGGCAGAGAACCGCGACGACGGCCTCCACATCACCGCCAGAATCGCTGACACCCAGCTTGGGCGCGATGCGGTGGCATTGATGGACGAAGGCGCGTTGGACTCGCTCAGCGTCGGCTTCGTCCCCTTGGAGGACGAACGCGACGAGAACAACGTGACCCACCGCCGCCGCGTCCGACTCATGGAGGTGAGCCTCGTGAGCTGGCCCGCATACCAGAACGCCAAGGTCGAAAGCCACCGCAACCTCAATACCGAGAACAGCCAGGAAAGGAACCACATGGAAAACGAAACCATCGAAAAGGTGCGCGCGGAACAGGCCGAACAGGCCGACGTGTTGCGCAGCATCCAGGCAAGCCTCGCCACCATGACCAACCGGGGCAGCTCGAACCCCGCCGCCACCTACCGTTCCTACGGCCACCTGCTCAAGCAGCTCGCCAAGGGCGACGAACAGGCCCGCAACGACTACGAACAGATCAGCAAGCGCGACTACACGGGCGGCATCCTCGCCAACACCAACCCGCAGCCGGTATGGATCAGCAACACCCTGCGCATCCTCGAACAGCGCCGACGCATCACCAACCTCGTGAGCCACGCCGCCCTCCCGTCCGAAGGCGAGACGATGAGCTACCCCATCGTCACCGAGGACACCACGCAGGTCGGCACCCAGGCCAAGGAAGGCGACTACCTGCCCTACGGCGAGATCAAGATCGGGGCACGAACCGCGACCATCGAAACCTACGGCGGCTACACGTCCCTCTCTCGACAGGCCATCGAACGCGCCAGCATCCCCTACCTCGACAAGACGCTGGAGGCGCTGGTCAAGGCCTACGCCAAGAACACCGAGGCAGCCACCCGCATCGCCCTCTACGATGCCATCGGTGACGTGGCCGACTCCAACAAGATCGACGCGGGCAAGACGCTGGCGGCCATGACCCCCAACGACTGGCTGGACATCATCATCGACGCACGCCTTGAAGTGGAGGACCGAAACACCTCGCTCGACTTCCTCGGCGTTTCCGGCGACGTGTTCAAGGCCATCGCCCACCTGAGCGACGACGGCGACCGTTTCATGGACATCAGCGGCGGCGGCATCGACCGGCTCGGCAGCATCGACACGACCGACATCACCGGCTCGCTGCTGCGCGTGCCCGTGGTGCTCATGCCCGGAACCGACCCGGGCACCGCCGCGTTCCTCGACAAGGGAGCCGTGACCGTGTGGGAGAACGGCAACAGCCCGTTCCAGCTCCAGGACGACAACGTGCTCAACCTCACCAAGGACTTCAGCGTGTACGGCTACGCCGCGTTCGGCGTGACCTTGCCCGAAGGCATCCTGCCCATCAAGTTCGCCAACGCCTGACAGAAAGGAACCCGACCATGGAATGGAAGACCAAACTACCCAACATCCCCGAAGACACGTATGGCCCCGCGTTCGAGCCGACCATCATCGCCGCGATCAATGAACTCCGCGCAGCCATCGGCGGCACGACGGCACCGGAGGCCACCACCGTTGACACGCTCGGCGGCGCGACCGACATCGGCAAGAATATTCTCAAGGCGCGTGACGCGGCGGCGGTGCGCACCCTGCTGAACGTGGCCGAGAAACCGGCGGCCTGATGGCGGACGACCCACTTCTGAATGAACTCGCAAGGCAGGCCGGAACGCTCGACACCGACGACCGTCCGGCCTTGGCCGCGAGGCTCCGCGCGGCACGCGCCTACCTCTCCCCGCACGTGGATGGCTACGGCATCCCGAAGGACGTGGTGGACGACTGCACGCTGTCGGTGGCTTTGGACTTGTGGCAGGCCAAGGACGCGAGAAACGGCATCGTGGGAATCACGGACGGCGTGGAACCGTTCAGAATCCCCACCGACCCGTTGCGCACCGCTTGGCCGAAGCTCAGGGCGGCGGGCTTGCCCGCAGGATTGGGCATCGCATGAGCCGAGTGGACGAACTCACCGAACAGCTCACGGAACGCATCACCGAAGCCGGGCACGGCCTGATCCTCCAAGTCACCACAGACCCGTCACTGGTCAAACCATCGCCGGGCAAGGTCAGCTTGGTCATCATGCCGCCTGACATCGCTTGGGACGGCTGGGAACTGGAACCAAACGTGACGTTCAAGATTCTCGCGGTGGCGGGAACAGCGAACACGAACAAGCGCGGCTACGACCTGATCCTAGAAGCCATGGACATCATGCACCAGGCGGACGTGAACATGGCCACGGCCACTCCAGTCGGCTTCGACCTCGCGGGCGCGGGAACGCTCGCCGCATACGAAATCACACTCAACCCCATGTAATCGAAAGGACACAATCATGGCGGCAATCAGAACATTGGGACCGGGCAAGCTCACCATCACCGACACGGGTAAGGGGCGCGACTTCAGCGCGCAGGTCACCAAGGTGCAATTGGCGGCGTCGAACAACACCGACGACCCTATCAATTTCCTCGACGGCTCTCAGGACACCAGCACAAGCACCGATTGGACGCTTGAAGGCACCATCGTGGACGACTTCGACGCCGACAACCTCAGCGCGTGGTGTTTCGACCACGCTGGCGAGCAGATGCCGTTCGAGTGGGTGCCGAACGCCAAGGGCAAGATCAAGTGGACGGGCAACGTGAACGTGAGCGCCGTGAGCATCGGTGGCGACGTGAAAAGCAAGAACACCAACGATTTCAGTTTCCCCGTCACCAACCTCAACCACGCGGCCTACAGCGGAACCATCACCGCGCAAGAAGGAAACTAGCATGGCCGCGACAGCCGCCTACGTGGTAGGCCAAAAACGGTTCGTGTCCACCATGCGCAAGGCGGGCGCGGACATGAAGGAACTCAAGGAAGTCAACCGGCAGGCCGCGAACATCGCATTGCCAGCGGTGCGCAATCTCGCGCCGCGCGGCAAGAACGGCAGGTTGGCTTCATCAATCCGTGTCGGGGCGACACAGAAGGCCGGTGTCATCCGCGCGGGAAGCAAAAGCGTGCCCTATGCGGGCGTCATCAACTACGGGTGGCCAGCCCGGCGCATCAAGCCGCGCCTGTTCGTCAACAACGGCGTGGCCTCGACGGAAGGCGCGTGGCAGCGCGTCTACAGGCAATTCATCGATAAGACACTCAACGAAGTAAAGGGAGCCTAGATCATGCAGATCGTGAAAGTCACCTACGCGGACGGCCGCACCGAGGAAACGCGACTCACGCCGCGCGCCCTGTGCCAGGCCGAGGAACACGCCCAGATCAACAAATGGGCGGCGGGCGACGCCAGCCGAATCCGCCAGTCCTACTATCTCGCGTTCATCGCCATGCGCAACGCCGGTCACACCACGCTCGGCTTCGACGAGTGGATGGACACCGTGGACGACATCGCGCTCGAACAGAAAGACCCGGAACCAGCAAACCCTACGCTCTGACCGCGTGGCCTGACGACTCGCTAGGCCGTCTCTCTTGCCTGCTGTCCCGCTATTTCGGCGGCACCCCGTGGGAGTGGAGGGAGAAGGCAAGCGAATTTGATTGGGCGACGGCGGTGGAGATATTGCAGGACGAAACCGAACGAATGGAGGAAAACGATGGCTCATAGCGCGATAATGTCCGTGAGAATCACGGGCAACAGCGACGACGCCGTGAAGGCGTTCCAGAAAGCCACCAGCAAGGCCGCCGCGTTCGGCAGCTTCATGGGCGGTGCCGCGTTGAAGGGCGTGACCGAGTTGTGGGACAAGCTCAAGGACTTCGGCGGCGCTGTCATCGACATGAGCGACAGCACCGACAAGTTCGTGCAGACCATGAACTTCGCGGGCATCGACACGTCGAACGTGGAGAAGGCGTCACAGGCGGCGCGCGACTACGCCGACCGCACCGTGTACGACCTCTCAACGATACAGAACACCACCGCCCAGTTGGCCGCGAACGGCATCAGCGACTACACCGGTTTGACCGAGGCGGCGGGCAACCTGAACGCCGTGGCGGGCGGCAACGCCGACACGTTCAAAAGCGTGGCGATGATGCTCACCCAGACGGCTGGCGCGGGCAAGCTCACGACCGAGAACTGGAACCAGTTGGCCGACGCCATCCCCGGCGCTTCGGGCAAACTCCAGGAAGCCATGCTCAAGAACGGCGCGTACACGGGCAATTTCCGCGACGCGATGGAAAAGGGCGAGATATCGGCGGACGAGTTCAACAAGGCCATCATGGACTTGGGCATGAGCGACGTCGCCAAGGAAGCCGCATCGAGCACGAAGACCATGGAAGGCGCGTTGGGCAATCTGGAAGCCGCCATAACAGGCGGACTCACAGACGCGTTCAACCTGTTCAAACCCACGGTGACCGGAGCGCTCACCGAAGCCGCCGACAGCGTGAGCGATTTCGCCGCGAAAGCCACCGGAGGATTGAAGCAGTTCACCGACTCCATAAGCAAGACCGGAGCGTTCCAATCCCTCACGGACACCGTGAAGGCCGTGGGCGGCGCGCTCGGCTCGATGGGCCAGGCGTTCTCCGACATCGCCACCACGATAGCGCCCGGACTGCAAGGATTGTCCGACGCGGGAAGCATCGGCACGCAGTTGGGCGACGCGTTCAACGGCGCGGCCGGTATCATCCAGGCGGTGGCCGACAAGCTCACCCAGTTCGGTGATTGGGTCAGCGCGAACGCCGAACCCATCGCGGGCGCGCTGGTGGCCATCGGCGGCGGACTCGCCGCGTTCAAGGTGGCCAGCGCCATCAGCGCCGTGGTGGCCGCGTTGCAGGGCTTCAGCATCGCCGCGACCGCCGCCGAAGTGGCGCAATGGGCGTTGAACGTCGCCATGAACGCGAACCCAATCATGATCGTGGTCACCGCCATAGGCGCGTTGGTGGCCGCGCTGGCGTGGTTCTTCACCCAAACCGAAACCGGCCGCAACATCTGGAGCCAGTTCACCGCGTTCATGGGCGGATGCGTGAACAACATAATCGGTTTCTTCCAATCATTGCCCGGCAGAATCGGCGCGTTCTTCCAGAACGCGGCACAAGGCGCGCAGAACGCATGGAACGGCGTGGTCGGCTTCTTCTCCAGCATCCCAGGCCGCATCCTCTCCGCATTGGGCAACGTGGGCGGCCTGCTCGTGAACGCCGGCAAAAGCATCATAGACGGTTTCCTCCGGGGATTGAAAAGCGCATGGGACGGCGTGGCCGGTTTCGTGGGAGGCATAGCCGACTGGATCACCTCGCACAAGGGGCCGATCAGCTACGACCGTCGCCTGCTGATCCCGCACGGCAAAGCCATCATGGCGGGCTTCGCCCAGGGACTTGAAACAGGTTTCCAAGGCAAGGTGAGGACCGCCATCGCATCCGTCAACATCAGCCTAGCGTCAACGAGCATGTCCGCCATGCTCAACGGAACACGGGCGGGCTTGGCGGGCACGACCGTGGTCAACAACTACGAGGTTCACATCGACGGCACCGTGGCGGACCCGGACGGCACCGCCAAGGCCATCCGCAAACTCCTAGCCGATTACGAGGGTGTGCGACGCTGATGGCACAACAACCATTCATGTACTTGGACACCGGCGACAGGTGGAAGCCGGTCAACGACCATCGGCAGGACATCGCCGCGTTGGATGATTTCACGATTTCGTGGGGAGCCGACGAACCCGTGAGCCAACCCGATCCGGCGGTGCTCACGTTCGACCTGATCGACCGGGCTGGCGACTTGGCCGGCAAGGCCGTCACATTGTCGGGCTCGCGCGTGCTGGTGCAACTCAGCGCGGAACCCACGTGGGACATGCTGCCCGACAGCATGGGCGCATGGGAGCGGATACGCGGCACCATCGCCCAACTGCACCAGCAATACGTGCCCACGGCTCCAGAAGCTCCGGGCGAGAACGTGCCCACCCTGTTCATCGGCACGATAGGCCATGGCGGCACCGTCACCGACTTGGGCAACAGGTGGCGCATCCATTTGACCGCCACAAGCCTGATGGTCATGTGGAAACGCCTGCAATCACAAGGCCCCACCAGCGGTGAGGCGAAGCACGCGGGACGCCATTGGGTCGGCACCCCGGCCGCGCGGCTGGCGGAACTCAACAAGCGCGCCCAACAGGCGGGCGCTCCCATAGCCGAACCCCAATCGTTGCAATTGCCCCCGGCAGTCGCCACGTACAAGACCGACGATTACCCGTCGCAACTTGACTTGCTGTCGCGCATGTACGCGCACGTCATGCCCGCGCCCGCATGGTACGAGCATTACAAGGGTGAAACCATCACCCTCCGCCCGCTGTCGTTGGCCGGATCGGTGCAGGTGCATGTGGGCGTGGATGGCATGCCGTACGTGCTCGTGGACGGCCAACACCGTGACACGTTGCCAGCGAATCTCGTGGCCGGCGATTTGGAACTGTCCATCATGGAGCCGGTCACGCAGGCCGTGGCCAAAACCAAACGCGCGAAGAACAACGACGGCGTGGTGGAATACGACGACATGGAAACCGTCTACACGGATTTGAGCCGTCTGCCCACACGGCTCACTGACACGCAGAAAAGCGTCACGGCCGATTCGGACGCCGTGGCCGGCGACGACTCGGGCGGTTTGCACACGGGCGGCACGTTCGCCCCGTCCGACGCGCAACGGCAGGCGGCGGCATCGTGGATAGTCACGCACGACACCCGGCTGCGCAACGAGTCCATTAAGTTCATTGGAACGAACCTAGACCCGGTGTCGTTCCCGCACCTGTTCCGTCCCGAACCCTCCGGTCCCGTGCTTATCACCGGCATACGTTTGAGCACGTTGACCGGCATGGACGGGCGACCGGCGTTCTCCGGCGCGTTCACGACCATCGGCGGGCGTATCACGTTCACCCACAAGCGGGGCATGACCCATGAAGCGACCATGTACCCGCTCGACTCCACAGCGAACACCGGCATGCGCTGGCAGGACTTCGCGGACTGGCCGGCCACATTCGCGCAATGCGTGTTCACGTTCGCGGAATTGACAGGGTTCACAGTTTTCGACAAACCGACAAGCACGACCGGCATCGACCGGCCGAACTGGGAAGGAAACCAAGAATGAAAACCACACCCATCTACGGCATCAGCTACATAGAAGGCGGCGACCTAGTATCGAACGCGGCCGCTGGTTTCCGAAAGGCGGCGGAAACCACGGAAGCCGCGTTGAAACTGGTGGACCAGCGTTCGACCGTCGAGGGCGTAAAGCCCGTCATAGCGGGCACGCTCGCCAGTCTCGCCACGAGTAGAGGCGCCACCGGCCAAACCGGCTACGTGACCTCAGACGGCAATAACAACGGGCCTTACTGTTGGAACGGTTCGGCATGGGTGAAATACGCGCAGAACACGCAAATCAACTCATTGCAATCGCAGATCGCCGCGATAACACAGGGTTATGAGTTCGGCGTGGTCGACGCAAGCACCGATCAAAACGGTGTGGCCACCGTCAATTGGGTCCGACACTCCACGTCTCCTCAGGCAATGCTGGTGATGCTGGCGAGAACGCCGTCCGATGATCTCAACCGATTCCTGAGCCCAATGGTGTACGAGCTGACCAATAATGGCGCTCAAGTCAGGTTCCGCAGGAACGATAGCAACGCCTGGGCCGCCAATCAGCCGACGAAGTTCTACTGGCTCGCCCTCTGGAAGTAGGTCACCAGATGGCTAGGTAAGAGAACGTGAGCGGCCAGGACTCGGCCCAGTTGTGCGTGTCCAGACGCCAGAAACGCACTTGGAACTCGGTGGCGGTGATATCCCACACTATCGGGTTGAAGATTCTGGCTCTGTCGTCGCCGTCTTGGTTATTTCTGACGCGGGTTACGAGCACGGCCTTGGGTTTGGTCTTGTGCTTGGCGAACCTGACCGAGGCCGCACCCAACTGTGTTGTCTGGAGGGTGACGGTGCCGGACTCGTAACCCTGTGATCCCGTCTCATTTGAAAGGAAACATGGTGGATTTCATCACCGCGATAGCCGGCGCGTGCGGCGTCGCGTTCGGCGCTGCCGTGCAGGCCGTTGTGGCGTGGCTCAACAACAAAGCCACCCACGAGGAAAACAGCGCCGACATGCTCCACGAAGCGCAAACAGAACTCAAGGACACCATGGCCGACATGAATCTGTTGTGGGAGCATAACCGCGCGCTCATCGACCACATATACAGGGGCGCGCCACCACCCCCGCCGAACCCGCCCGAAGGCTTGTTCAAACACGACAACTAAAAGGACACAACAATGGCATTGAACATCAAACAAGTGCCCAGCCCGAACCATTACAACGGGCGCAACGGGCATCGGGTGACTCACATCACCCTGCACATCATGGTCGGCCGTCTCGCCGGCACCGACGCCGTTTTCCAGCGGCCGAGTTCGCAGGCTTCGGCCCATTACGGCATCGGCGGCACGGGTGAGATTCACCAGTACGTGAGCGAAGCCAACGGCTCATATTCCGACGCGAATTTTTCGAGCAACAACAGCACCATCAGCATCGAGCACGAGGGCGGCATGCAAGGCGTGCCCATGACCGACGCATGCGTGGAGGCGTCCGCACAGTTGTGCGCGGACATTAGCCGCCGTTACGGGCTCGGCAAGCTCTGGCACGACGGGTTGAACGGCAACGTGTGGCTGCACCGCGAGATACCCGGCACGGACCATTACGGATGCCCCGACCGCGCACCGAACGGTCTGCCCGTCCAACGGGTCATCGACCGCGCCAACCAATTGTTAACCAATCCATCTAGTCAAGGAGAAACAGAAATGAGCACAGCACTGGTTATCTGGGACGACGACAGCGGCGTGGGCTACTACTGGAGCCCCGAAACCGGCCGCGTCGGCCTATCACACCCGGACCAGGTCGTGGTGTTGAAGAACGCCGGCGTGAAAGAGATTCACAGCAGCAAGAAAGCCCCGTGGGCGGCGCGCGCCGATCAAATCAGCCAATTCGTGCAGGCCAAGACGACCGCGTACGAGAAGGCTCAGACGGCCGCGTTGGAGGCCATGGCCAAGAGCATCGGCGCGGACCCGAACACCATCGCCGACACCGTGCGCAAGGCCGTGGAAAGCAAGTTGGCCGCGCTCGACATCCAGATCACCACCAAGGACAAGGGGACGGGCAAATGAGCGATCCCGTGAACACTCCGGGAGTGGCCGACCACAAGGCCACCGGCAGCACGGACGCAGAGAAGGGCTACACACCCGTGTTCAACAACACCGTGCGCACCATCGCGTATGTGGCCGGTCTCATCGCCGTAGCGGTCGGTTTCGGTTTCACCCAGTTCGGTGACCCGACCGTGGGTGATTACATCACCACCGTGGGCGGTCTTATCGCTGGTGGTTTCGGCGTGGCATACAATCCGCTGCGCATGGCCGGAAAGTAGCCCAATCATGACGATGGTGCACATACGATTACGCGCCCCGACCAACGGAGGCACCCGTGCCGGCGTCGGCATGGTCGTGTTCCAGCCATCCGCCCGTCATACCGACGACGCAAGTGTGGTGTTGCCCGACACGTTCACCGTGGTGCTGGACGAAGAAGGCGAAGCCACCGTGGACATCCAGCCCACCGGTCCCGAATGGTGTTGGAAAACCGACGAGCAAGTGCCCTACGGGTCTATTCGTTGGTTCACCGTGCCCGACACGGCCGGCACGCTGGAATACGCGGAACTTACGGACGTGGACCCGCGCACGTTCAAACCGGGACGCAACCTCGCCGCATGGCAGGCCGTCACCGGCGACATCAAAACCATGATCGACAGCATGCCCCGGTTCCTCACCGGGCACGGCTCCCCGACCATCGACGGCAAGCCGGGTGACATCTACCTCGACTTGGACACCATGGACCTCTACACCAACAACCAAGAAAGGAACTAACCATGGCATTCGGAAAAATCGGCAGTCTTCGCGGCGAACAGGGACCACAGGGCCCCCGCTGACCCGAGGGACCGCAGGGGCCGAAGGGCGACAGGGGCGGTCTGGGCCCTGCCGGAGCCAGGGGCGAAACCGGCGCGCAAGGCCCCGCAGGTCCGGCAGGTCCGGCAGGTCCGTCGGGTCCGGCGGGTCCGGGCATCGTGTTCACCCAGGGTGCTCCCACCGGCAGCGGCGTGGCCGGCGCGATGTACGTGGACAAAACCACGTTCGATGTGTACGTGTGGAGAGCCGACTAATGGCCTACGACCGCATCGGCAATCTGAAAGGCAGCACGCCCGATGACGCCAAGCTCCGCGCGTTGATTCTCGCGGTGTTGAAGACCGTCACATGGGCGCAACTGTCAGGCTGAGAGCAGCACGGCGGCCATGCCCGCGCGCAGCCGTTCGTCTGGCATTGCCACGTACACCTGTGTCGTTTCCACGCTCGCGTGACCGAGCAGCTTGGACACCAGCAGCAGGTCGTGCGTGGCTTGCCACGTGGCGGTAGCATACCGGTGGCGCAGGCTGTGCGCGGTCCATCCGTCACCGAGCAGGCTCGACAGTCTGTCGCCTATGTAGCTTTCCTCGACGTGCCCGCTGAACCGGCCGGGGAACACGTACCCATCGCACGCGCTTATCAGGTCGGCCAAGTCGTCGGGTAACGGCACTATGCGCTGTTTGTCGCCCTTGCCATTGACCACCAGCGACCGGCCAACGAGATCGTCAACCACGTCGCCACTGGACACCCGGCCTATCTCGCCACGCCTTAAACCGCACTCGGCACCGAGCCGCAGCATGATTCTCTCGGACTCGCTGGCACGCCCCAACGCGGCCAATATCACCTTGTCCGGGCACGGGCGCGGGTGCGCTCTCGGGCGTTTGACTTTCGGCAGTTCCATGCTTGGGTCATCATTGCGCCGGCCGGTCTGCCGCATCCATGCGAAGAAGCTGGACACCGTGTTGCGGTACGCTTTGCGTGTTTCCGGTTTCCAGGATTGCGAGGCGAACCACTGTGTCATCATCTCGCAGGTGACTTCATACGGCGAGACACCCAGACATACGGCCGTGTATGTCATTTTTCGCCGTCTGGTCAATAGTGTTTGCTCGCTGCGGCCACCGGCCTTCAGTGCCGCGAGCCATCCGGTCAATTCCTCACGCCATAACGGGGGCGCTACCCATTTTTTCGTCATGACACATCATGTGTCACGCCGCTAAACTTAGAATAAGCCGGGGCATGGATTTGAACCATGGACCTCTGGGATACCCAGAGGTCCATG